GCTTGTAGACCAAGTAAATAAACTCGTAGATGAGAATGAGAAGCTTCAAGGAACTTTAAAGGTTCTGGATAGCAAGTCTTCTCTAGCTGAATCTTCGGTTAAAGAACTTAAAAGTGTTAATGTACAACTTCGTGAAGAAGTTGAAAATTTAGAGGCTTCCAAGGACGAGGCATTTGTCTCATCTGAAAAAGCTGTTGTTATCTCCAATGCGGATAGGGAGATGAACGAAGAAAGAACTGACAGTAATCAGTTTCTAACAGATGAGGTAATGAAATTCATGCCTTTCCCTAACTCTTAATAGTAAAAAGGATTTTTAATTATGGATGTGATGTATAATCATGATGAAAAGCTTGTCCAAAAATGGGAGCCAGTACTTGAAGGTGTTGATGATGATTACACCCGTAGAGTAACTGCTCAACTTCTTGAGAACCAAGCTAAGTCTATTGTAGAGGATAAGCTAAATGAGGCTATTACTAACGCTGCTACCACAACTGGTCAGCTTGGTACTTTCCAAAAGTTTGCTTTCCCTCTTGTTCGCCGCGTATACCCTGATCTTATTGCCAACAAAATCGTTGGTGTTCAGCCTATGCAAGGCCCCGTAAGCCAAGTATTTTATATTGGTAATGACCGCGCTAAGAATGGCGCTTCACAGAGTAGTGATATTCAGAACGTTTACAGTAAGTTCAACCTTACCTATCGCGGACTGGCTACCTCTAGTATTGGTTCTGTTTCTGCCGCGCTCGGCGCACAGGAAACCGTAGGACTTCACGGGTACTCAGGTACTTTCCTTACTGATACTGGTGCTGGTGGGGGAATTGGTCTAGATGGTGATGATGCTCAAGCCAGATTCGATGTTTCTAACGTCCTAGCTGGTTCGGGTACTTCAATATTAGGTGCTGGTGCTGCTTCAGGTACTGTCGGAGGTAGAATCGCTGCATGGCCTAACACAAGTTCGATTCTAGGCTTTGAACTCTCTGCTGGTGAGCGTCTGACTGGTACGGGCATCCCCGAGATGACCTTCCACATCGAGCAGGAAGCTGTTGTGGCTAACACTCGTAAGATGAGGGCTCTTTGGACTCTTGAGGCTTCTCAAGACCTTAAGGCTTATCACAACCTTGACCTTGAGCGTGAGCTTACTGATCTCCTTTCTAAGGAACTTCAGCTTGAGATCGACCGTGAAATTATTGAAGACCTTCGCATGATTGCTTATGGTCTACACGGTAGTAACTTAGGTGGATCTAACCTTAATATGACGGACAGTAGCTACATTAATATGGGTTCTGCTGGTACTACCTTCCCAGGTATTACTAATGCTGATGTTACAGGTACTTTCGTTCCTGTTCAGTATACCTATGATTTCGCTGGTGGAGCAGGGGGCGCAACTGCAACTTCATTAGGTGCTCATGTTCCTCAATCAAACATTTTTGTATGTGATTTCAGCCAGTCTTCATTAAGCTTGTATCCTCGTCACGTTGGCGAAATGTATGCTAACTTGCTTGCGGTAATCAATATCGCTTCGCAAGATATCTATCGCACTACATGGCGCGGTCCTGGTAGCTGGCTCCTAACTTCTCCTCTTGTTGCTTCGATGCTTGAGTCTGCTGCCAAGCTTGAAGGAGGCGTACTGCCTCAGGATGGTCCTACCAATATTGGTAAGAACAGCATTGAGTTTAGGGGCAAGTTTATGGGACGTTATGATCTCTATGTTGATCCTATGTATCCTCAAGACGAGATTATGGTTGGCTATAAAGGTTCGAATGCTATGGATTCGGGTTTTGTTTACGCACCCTACATTCCACTCCAGCAGCTACCCACCATCGTTGATCCAGAGTCCTTCCAGCCCAGGAAGGGTATTCTGACTCGCTATGGTAAGGTAACACTTGAGCCTTACAACAGGTACTATCGGATTGTTAGAATCATTGGTCCTACCGCTAACTGGATGTTCCAGCCCTTCGCTAGGAATACTACTAATTTGGGTACTTCGGTGGTTTCTTAATCTGAAGTAAGATAAAAAAACAAGGGGGTCAGAGGATTTGTTCTCCTCTGGCCCCCTTTCCCTTCCTATATACAGTAGAGGTTTTTATGTACAAATACAAAAGTAAGTGCAGATGGAATATGCTCCTATGTGTGGATGATAAAATCGTAGAAATTAGACCAGGAGAGTTGTTTGAATCAGCACATTTTATAGATTCAAGATATTTAAATTGTATTAAACCTCAGAAAATTACAGCAAAGAAAAAGGGTAAACTTAAGAAAAATACCTTTAGCGATTCAATAGAAGCAAAGACTATCAATGCCAATAGCAGCAGCACCCAGAGTTGATCCTAAACTATTAGGGTATGGAGACACCTTTGGAACCTATGGAGGTAGGTTACTTGGTGATACAGATATTTATTCTACAGCTATAGACGCTAGTAAATTAAATATCTCCACCCTCTCTGATCCTGTAGAGTTTACAGATTTTGAAAAAACTATTCGAGATTTTGTACTTGCACGGTTGGGGCATCCTGTGGTGCGCGTTGAGCTTACAGATTTTCAACTTAGAACTGCTATTGATGAAGCTATTACCAACCTTGATTATCATGCTCCTTTTTGGACTACTCAGGTGGCTACCTTCCAGTGTTCAGGAGGGATAAATGCATACATGCTACCTATGCATATCGCATATAATCTAAGCTATGTGGTTTACAAGAAGAGTCTTCTTAGTATTCAAAATATGGCAGGCACATTAGAGTTTGATTTCTTTATCAAATATTTCCAAGATAATTTCCTATTTAGTAATTTTAATATAGCAGAATTTTATCTTCTTCAGACTCACCTGGAAACGATGAGGAAAGTTCTAAGCCAGGATGGAGCATGGGATATAATCAATGGAAATATACTTCAATTATATCCTACTCCAATCTTAGACACGCAAACAGTAATCTTAGTATTCAGAGCCTTAGACGCAGCCACCCTGCATCCTTATTATAAGAACTGGATGCAGAGGTATGCTTTAGCAGCAGCTATGGGAATACTAGGAGAAATTAGAGGTAAGTATGCAACTCTCCCGTCTCCTGGTGGAGGGGCGAAGTTGAATGGTCAAGCTCTAATACAACAGAGTACACAAGATAAAGCTACATTAAAGGAAGAGCTTCTCTTTGAGATCGAAGAACCACCAGTATTCACAATGTTCTAAAGGAAAATATTATGCATGAAAAAATTAAAAATTACTTAGCCGAAAGATTCATTACTCCTCCCAAACCTAGGAGCAAATTTGTTAAAGCTTTGATGGAAACAAGACCGTCAAGAGATCGTTTAAAAATAGGGAGAACCGGATTGCCAGGAAAGGTAACAACCACTAAAGGCAAGCCAGGAGGTGAGAGGGGCCAAACCACAACAGGGGAAGAGGCTGCAAAACAAGAGGTAGCACGCCTTAAGAAACCATTACCCGTGAAAAGACCTACAGCAGAGAAACAACATGCACTAAAAGCTTGGACTGAGTACCAAAGAATCGGAAGAATTCTTGCAGAAAGAAGAGGTCCCCCAGGCCCAGAAAGCGAGAGATACGATCCTGAACACGGTGAACATCCTGATGATCCAAGACGAAGAGAGACAGGATCAGGATCGGATTTCAAGCCAGGGGAAGGTCCCAAGGACCCAAGAAAGATGACCCCCGCCGAGAGAGCAGCCCTGGAAAGAAAGACTGCCGAAATAAGAGCCAAGAGGGACGCAGCTAGGAAGCAGGCAGGCAGCTAAGACAGGTAAATAAATGTCTAAAAAAAATTGGAAAGTAACAACTAAACTACCAGAGCTTCCTGACCTTGATGGTGAGGACAGCTTACTTAGTTTATTTGATCAGAATAATGCTGATATAAATCTTTTCAATTTAGTGGATGATGAACTGATTCGTCTAGCTGGTTCCAAGTTCTATCTATATAAATATTTTCAAACTGATGATTATGATCCTGTCTACATGGAATCTAGAAATAAACCCGTAGCTAAGAATGCTATTGTGGTACATGGTCACTATGAGCCTATTGCTATGAGTGAGGAGCTAACCCAATTTGGTATTGAGTTAACTAACGATCAGTTATTCACATTTAATAAGAGCTATGTTGAGCGTAAGTTAGGACGTTCCATAATCCCTGGAGATATAGTTAAGCCCGCTTTCCAGGATCAGTCCTATGAGATCTTTGAGGTTGTAGAGGATAGTTTTGAGGCTTACGGAGTGTACCATCTAGCGTGCTCTGCGAGGCTCCTACGGGACGCACCAGATGTTCAGGACACTCCCCTCTCTGAAGTCTCGGATGCTCTAGGAGGCTACGAGGGAGGCGCAGATGCATAGCCTGCCACCAGTAGGGAATATGTCCGGGTCAGTAGTGACTACGCTAGAGAGTCCTGACCTATATCTTTCTTCCCAGCCACAGAGTTTGGGGCTAAGGTGGGGAACTAGAGAAGCAGTTTTTAGAAAACGCCTGCATGCAATGACGAAATCTCAGAATGAGATCTCGCTAGTGTATAAAGAGTTACTGCGTAGTATGATTTCTTCCTTTAATGATGTGGAGTATATTGATTCAGAGAATAAGCTCACCCAGATAAAAAGTTTTCATGCTAATCCTGAAAGAGCTATAGCAAAATTAATGCAAGAAGATAATATAATCCTTCCCGTAATAACGGTTTCTCAAACTATCTCAGATAATGATGATAAAAGAAGGAGATATGAAAGTGTATTAGTTCATGAAAAGTATTGGGATCAAGAAAAGCATCGTGCTTTTAGGGTGCTCAGCTTTGCCCCGCGCCCAGTAAACATAAGGTATCAAGTTAATATATGGACAAAGTATATGGCTGATATGGATCAAATACTAGAGCAAATTAGGCTTAAGTTTAACCCTGAAATGGAATTGCATACACCCTTTTCTAATTTAGTTAAGGGGTACATAGATAGTGAAGATGATACAGGTAGTGTAACTGCGGGAGATAAGGAAGCACGGGTATTGAAGAAGGCTATTAATATCACGGTGAGAACTTATATTCCTAACCCCAAATTTCTTATTACTTCTACTGGGAAGATTGAGAAATTCATTAACGATATCTCCTTTATAAAGTGTTAATAATATGGCGTTACTTGGAGTAGAAAGAAATTTAGATTTTGCTACTTGTGGACATCCTAATGCTTCTACACAATCTACTGTATATGCGGGCGGGAAAGCAATTACTCTAGTAGGGGATACGGCAGGCGGTGAAATTGAAGGTCCTGGGAGTTCTACGGTCTATGTTGAAGGTACGAAGATATCTCTAAAGGGTGATGCCATTGCGGATCATGGCGACAGTCCTCATAACGCTGCTACTACTGACAACCCAAGTGATACTGTTTTTGCTGATGGGGGTGAGGAGTAACTATAAAAAAAGTTCTCAAAAAAAGTAGGGTGCTATAGTAGATAATAAGGAGACAGAAATATGAAAATAGTAAAAAATAATAGTTTACAATCCTTTACAGTATTTTTTCAAACTGAAAAAGGTTGTACAGAACGGTGGATGCAGCCAGGAGAAAGTATTGTAGTTCCTGATACATATATTACGGAACAGCTTCGCACTCTTCATCGTAGACGAATTTTTAAAATTTCTAATGGCTAGGAGCAACTAAAATGGTAAATTATGTAAGTCCAGGTGTTTATACTATTGAGAAGGATATCTCTGATTATAGTCCTTCTATTAATACTTCTATTGTTGGTATGGTAGGTTTTGCGGGCAAAGGTCCCACCAATAAAGCTACCCTAATTACTAATCAAAGTAATCTAATTAGAACCTTTGGTGAGCCTAGTGAAAATATTCCTGGGCAGGCGTTAGAGGGGTCATTAGAAATTCTAGAACAAACAAGCCAACTCTATTTCATTAGAGCGGCTACCGATGCTGCAGCAGATGCCTCTGCAACAATGTCAATAGGCACCTGTCCTTCGGTCATTGTTTCAGGTACTGGTTCAATTAATGGAGAAGGGTGGGGAGTTTTAAGCTCTCTAACTCTCCGTATTCAAGTATGGGACAATGATGGAAACGCTAAGTTCACTGAGAACGCTGGGGTTGGAAAAGATTTTTCCATTCCTGCGGGAACTGGGGCTTCAGGACAGGCTGAAGCACTTAGAAAAATTGTAGGAGGTGTTTTAGATGCTGACAGAGTAGGTGTTTTTGATAATGATGACGCTGCTTTAGCTACTTCTGGAGCTATTGTGGGCGCTTATGCGGGTTCGGGAGCTTATATGTCGGTGTCCGCTTGTAGTTCAACTACTTTTGATGATCAAAAAGGGGCCTTTATTCTTTTCCCAACTATGGCTAGTGCGACTGTGGGTACTGGGTATGGAGCGAGTGGAAATAATGCTCAAGATGGTGGGGATGTAGCACACTCTTACGGGTGGTCTTCAGTTAAAGCTTGGGGATCAACCTTGAGTGGTGAATCTATAAACTACTTAGTTGAGTCGTTACACCCAGGGGCTGGTTATAATGGAGGCACTAAGTCCGATGGAGGAACTAGTGGAAACTCTGTAACCGTTGGCGCTCTTGGAAATCAAAATTTTAATGTTATTATAAATGACAATGGAATCGCTGAAGAGACGTTCAAATGTAGTCTAGTTGGATCAGGTACGTTTATTGAAGAGGTAATTAATACAGGGGAGACAAACACTACCTCCGAAGTAATCAAAGGTAATATTCAATTCAACCAAGCTGATGCTACAGCGACTGGTTTAACTGCTTTTGGTGGTAAAACTAGTACCTTAGCTGGGGGTACGGGATTTAATATGACATTTAAGTATACAAATCCTATGCCAGATGGAACTACAACCACCTTTACTACGCTGCCTGGAGCGGATTCTTCGGATCTGCCTGATGGAGCCAGATGGAATAAACTTGTTCAAAATTCTGCTAATAATTTAGCAGGAGGTAGTAATGGTACAGGCAGTGATTCTGATAATGCTACAGCACTCATAGGAAGTAATACTGTTGAACCTAAAACAGGAATGCAATCACTTGATGAAGATGAATTGAATGTCGGAATCGCTCTTGTTCCTGGAATTGCAAACCAAAGTGTTCAGAATAATCTTATTACTTTGGCTGAAACTACACAAAACTTTATAGCTCTCGTAGCTCCCCCTTATGCAATCGGGAGTGTTCAAGATGCTATTGATTGGAGTAATGGTAAATCATCTAGCACTGCTGGATCTCGTACTGCCGCTATTAATAGTTCCTACGCAGCTATCTACTGGCCTTGGCTAAAAGTGTTCAGCGTGTTTGATAGTAAAGACCGTTGGTTTGATCCTAGTATTTATGGGGCTAGGCAAATGGCATACACAGACTCTGTAGCTGATAGTTGGTTTGCTCCTGCGGGATTCCGTAGAGGTAGGCTCAGTAAGCCTGTCGAGACTGAGGTTAAGCTAAATCAAGGTGATAGAGATAGCATGTATAGTGGAGGTAATGTTGTCAATCCAATTGTAGCATTCCCACAACAAGGTATTACTATCTGGGGTCAACGTACTACGCAAAGATCCCCCACAGCTTTAGACAGAATCAATATTCGACGCTTAATGATCTATATAAGGAAGATTATCCTTGCGTCTACAAGAAGGTTTGTCTTTGAGCCCAATGATGCATTCACTTGGTCACAAATAGAAGGAGTTCTTAATCCCTTCTTAGATGATATTCGTAAGAGACGAGGGATTACAGAGTTCAGAGTTGTTTGTGACGAAACAACAAACACATCGGTAAGGATTGATAGAAATGAGTTATGGTGTAAGGTCCTTGTTAAGCCTACCAAAACTGCTGAGATCCTTATCTTCGAAATTAACCTAACTAACCAATCCGCACAGTTAGGTAACTTATAGGAGTTAATTAATGGCAACACCACAATCATATTATAAGACTTTTTACGAGAGGGAGTTCACCCCAGGCGAGGGGCTACCTACCATCTCTACAGATCTTGATTCAGTACGGGCATATCAATTTGAGATTCATTTTATTGGACTTCCTGATGCTGTTACCAACGATAGGGATCTAACCTTAGCAGCAAAGAAAGTAAATGGAACTGAGTTTACTGTTGAACCCTTAGCTATTGATAGAGTTAATGACAGAGTTTTCTATCCTGGGAGACCTACACCAGGAGATCTTGTGGTTACTTTTGATAATTTATACTTAAAAGAAACAGCTACCGATCTTTGGAAATATTTTACTACAATTTATGATCCAGTTACGGGAGAAATGACAAAGAATACTCTCCCTGGTGGAACTAACCCATCGTTTAAAGTAAACAAAGTAGAAGTTGTTCAATTAGATAATAGTATGACACCTCGTTCAACTATTGAACTCTATGGTGTTTGGCCTCATAAATGGAGTGCCGCTGAGTTTAATTATTCCACGAATGATTTTCATTCAATAGATGTTACATTTAAGTACGATTTTATGCAACAATACAACTACTAAGTTGAAACTTATTTGGTGATTTAAAGAGGCCCAGTCTATATAGTTTTAGACTGGGCCTTGTTTTCTTCTGGCTATTATAATATATGGATTATTTTAACGAATTATTAGAGAGTTACAATCAACTAAAGAAAAGATCCTTTAGGTTAAAATATATTAGTGAGGCTGAAGAGGCTGCTAAAAAAAAGGAAGAGGAAGATGAAGAAGATCCTAAGCAATATGAGGCTCTCATTGCCCAAATCCAACAAGCAGCAGGAACGCCCCTACCAGCCCAGGAGGGTGGTGTAGGAGGAGCCCTGCCCCGCAACTGGGAGGAGGCTAAGGAAGCAGCAAGGGGGGTTGGTTTCCCTAATCAGACAGGAGATGGGGGTGGTGGTCAAATTTATGTTTACCACCAAGAGGGTACTACAGCGGGTGCTATCATTGGTCATATTGAAGGTCCAAAAGGAACAGGAGGAGGAATCCTTGATGCACAAGGGGTTCCCAAATTTACTAGAGAGGGAGTTACAGTTTGGAAAGCATTGACAGGAGGTCAGAGCGATGACGCGCGGCAGCAAGGGGATATAGTTAACAATGAACAGCTAAGACAGGAGTTGTTTGGATCTTTATTTAAAGATGAGGGATTTGAAAACGCTACGGCACTAGTTATGTTGTTGCATGGGAATTTGGATGCTCTTAAGGATATTTGTAAACAGAACCTATCCCCAGCATTTAGTGAACTTTGTAAGATGGGTGATCAAGCAAAGGCAGGTTTAATTGGGGGGAATGTAAAGGGGGGATTAGAGCCACAGTTTGCAAATGCTTTTGCTGTCAGTATGGATGAGGAGACGGGAGATTTTACACAGACAGAGGCTACTGAGTTAGACCCAGAAGTAATGGAGGGTGCTCTTCAATCTC